CAGAAATCTTTTTCATTATAGTTGATTGTTTCTTTGGTGTAGACGTAACAGGAGTAGCACCATTATTATTCATTATTGCTGCAACTTCATGATGAACTTTTAACGGAAGTGAATCAACATCAAGTGAATTAGATACTAATTTATCTAATTCTAATATATCAACGTTCATTTGACGAACTCTACCGTCCATGGACTTAATGAGTCCTATAATTTTTTTGATTGATTTTATTACAGATCCAAGCACTAATGAAATTGCTTGCATTATGAACCATCCACATACCACTGCTAGTGCTATAGGGAATCCACATTGTTGGACAAGACTGAAAAAGTCAAAGTTAGGAATTCCGATATCCATATAATTAATCCATTAAATATATATATCCTATTTATAATTTATTTACTTTTACTTGAGGCATTTAATAATGATTGAAAACTTTATAAATGAAATTAGTGTTGTTAATACCACATCTGATGGTGAACCTATTTACTTTTACCATGGAGATGGACAGGGCGACTTTGAAAAGATGTATAGTAAAATTAAATCAATTAAATTATTAGATGATTATGAAGAGTATTTGAACACTCAACTAGAATACATAAAGGCTTCGCGTTGATTGTTTCTTTAAAAGAAATAGTCTATTTCCAAAATAAAACGTTTACATTTCCTAAAACTATGATATAATAGACTCATAAACTAAATAAATGAGAACTAAAATGAAAACAATACCTTATACCGAAATGCCTTTAAACGAATACGAAGAGTATGATCTTGATACGTTCACTGATGAACAACTTGAAGATTATTACTATGATAATCCTGATGATAACGATGAAAAGATGGCAATCTATAATAACTATGGATACGAACTATGGGCACGAACCTAATGAATGAGTTGAAAACATATAATGTGAAAGTAGTAAATAAAATGGCTGTTGGTGTTTGGCCAAGAGCAGATGTTATTAGTGAATATGATAACCTTAGTTATGACCAAGTAACTAAAATAAAAGAAATATGGTCGACTGCAAAAGATTATAATGTAGTTATAAAAGAAAGTGAGTAATAAAATGAACAAACAAGATATTATAAATCTATTAAACAATAATGATACTGCTATTTGCCGAGCTTTAGTAGTTATTAATGAAAGACAAACTGAAACTGAAAAGACCGCTTTAGGAACCATTAATGCAAATGGTCGTGGATTTACTCCTGCCGATGCTTATATGGGTACTTCAATGGCTACTTATTATGATAAGTTTAAAAAACTATCTGAAAAGCAATTAGCGTATTGGAAAAAACCAAATGCTAAAGGTACTCCCCGTATATGTAAATATGCCGGTCAACTCCTCGAAATATCCTTACAAAAAGCAAGACTTCAAGCAGAACAAGATGATAGAGAAATGAATCGTATAGTGTTTGAAGCAGAAATGAAATCTGAACAAACTGCATTTTCTAACAAATTTGCTAGAGGTTAAAAGATAAATAAAGTAAATGTTAATCAAAGAAGTAAAGAGAATGGAATCATTTAAAAAGTTTTTATCAGAAGACAGTAAATTAGGTAGACTTAGTATATTTGATATAGATGATACATTATTTCATACAACTGCGCAAATTGCATTAATGAAAGATGGTAAAGTCCTAAAAAAACTATCTAATCAAGAATTTAATACATACATATTAAAAAAAGGCGAATCTTTTGATTTTGGAGAATTCAAAGATGCTAAAAAGTTTAATAAAGAATCCAAACCTATATCAAGAATGTTTGATAGAGCAAAAGCAATCTTATCACATTCAGTTAAAAATCCACTTAGTAAAGTCATAGTTGTTACTGCAAGAGCAAACTTCGATAATAAAGAAGTTTTTCTTAATACATTCAGAAAATATAAATTCAATATTGATGATGTTCGTGTAGAACGTGCAGGTAATATAATTGATATTACCGCAGCTGCCGATAAAAAGTTTGTAATCATACACAACTATCTAAAGACAGGTCAATTTGATAGAGTAAGTCTATTTGATGATGCAATAACTAATTTGACTAAGTTTCTTGAATTAAAAAAATTATTCCCAAAGATCAAATTTGAAGCATATTTTGTTAGTCATGAAGGATCAATAAAATTAATGAAATAAGGAAATAAAATGAAAACCTTTAAAGAATTTACCGAAGATTGCAATTGCTGGAAAGGATATAAAAGAGTTCCTGGAACTAAACCATGCGCACCTAAAAGCTGTGTGAAAGAAGAAGAACTTACTGAATATGCTATTGATGCTAAAGGCCATAAGAGTTCAGAAGGTGGATTGACTCAGAAAGGTGTAGATGATTACAATAGAAAAACTGGTGGTCATTTACAGATGGCTGTAACAACTCCTCCTTCTAAGTTAAAACCTGGAAGTAAAGATGCTAATCGTAGAAAATCTTTTTGCGCTAGAATGTCTGGTGTTGAAGGTCCTATGAAAGATGAAAAAGGTAGACCTACAAGAAAAGCTTTAGCATTAAGAAAATGGAACTGCTAAAATAGTTTCTTTTTAGTAAACAGTCTATTTCCTTTTTAGTTAAAAATAATCGTTTACATTTCCAAAAATCATGATATAATAGACTCATAAATTAATTAAATGAGTAACTATATTATGAATAAAGAAATATTAAAACCAGTAACAGATTTACTACTAAGCATACCAGTTATGTTTCAGTTAATCATCCCAACAGTTATCCTTGCATTGGATAACATTTAAATTATTGAGGAATTATATATTATGAGCAACAAAATCGTAGAAAAATACAAAGCAATGCCAATCGAAGACCTTTTCGGAGAATTCTCTGATTGGTTCAAAGATGTTAATGGTGTTCGCCCTCGTCATATTGCTCCAACTGATAGAGATTCTATCATTGCTTGGATTATTAATGAAGTCGTTTTTGACGACCCTTCTTACTACAAAGAGGTTTAATTATGTTTAAATATGGTGTTTATAGTTTTAATGGTGCAAACGGCGAAGAAGGTACTACTATGGTAAAATCTTTCGATAAGAAAGAAGATGCTAAGAAATGTGCACAAGGTTATAACGCAGTTTTGACTAGAGATGAAAAAAGATTTTTTGAAATGAAGTATAAAGTTAGAATCTTCAGAGTTGGTGAAACAATTGATATTAATTTAATATAAACGTTTACATTCTCTGAATTTATGATATAATAGACTCATAAACTAATTAATTGAGATATTATATAATGATACTACAAATACTGAATGAACTTCAAGCAAACAATTCTAGAAACTTCAAAATCGAATTGCTAACAAAATACAAAGATAACGAACTTCTAAAAGAAGTTTGTCGGTTAGCCAATGATCCGTTTACCCAGTTTTATCAAAGAAAAATTCCTGAATATGATCAAACATATAAAACAACATTTGGTATAGAATGGGCATTAGAAGAATTAAAAATATTTTCAAATAGAACCTTAACTGGTAATAAAGCAATAGAACATTTAACTTATGTTTTATCAAGCATCCTTCCTGATGATGCTAAAGTCATAGAACGAATCATACAGAAAGACCTTAAGTGTGGTGTTAATACTTCAACAATCAATAAGGTTTGGAAGAACCTAATACCAGAATTCCCTTGTATGTTATGTTCGCCTTTTGAACAGAAGTTGGTTGATAAGATTACATTCCCAGCTATAGTTCAAAAGAAAGAAGATGGCATGAGATTCAATGCTATTGTTAAATTTGATAGGGATTTAAAAGGTACAGTTGAATTCCGTTCTAGGAATGGTAAAGAGATTTCATTATTAGGTAGTCTGGAAGAAGAATTCATCGAATTAGCATATGGCAAAGATCTTGTGTTTGATGGTGAACTTCTGGTGTATGATACAGTTGAAACAGATTCAAAAGGTAAGATATGTGATCGCCAAACTGGTAATGGTATCCTAAACAAAGCAGTAAAGGGAACTATATCAAAAGAAGAAGCAGATAGAGTTGTTGCTACTCTTTGGGATCAAATACCTTATGGAGATTTCATTGCAGGTAAATGTGACCAGCCTTATAGATATAGATTAAAAAGATTACTATATCTTATTGATAGATGTGATGTATATAGGAAAATTGAATTGGTTGAAACTTTTGATGTTCATTCATTAGAACAAACTCAAACAATATTTCAAAACTATCTTGATGATGGTGATGAAGGTATCATCCTTAAAGATCCAAATTCATTATGGGAAAACAAAAGATCTAAAGGACAAATAAAGTTCAAAGCTGAATTAGATTGCGATCTGAAAGTAATGAGTGTTATATCTGGAACAGGTAAATATGCTGATGCTATAGGTTCATTATATTGTGAATCTTCTGATGGTAAAGTAAAGGTATATGTTGGTTCAGGATTTACAGATGAACAAAGAAACGCACCACCGAGTGAATACTTTGACAAAATTATTGCTGTGAAGTATAATGCTAGAATTAAAAATGTTCAAGGTGAAGAATCTTTATTTCTCCCAATATTTTTATGTTTGAGACCAGATAAGGATGAAGCAGATAATTCAACTAAAATTAAATAAATAATGTTTAATAATTAATAACTTATAATAATGCGACATAAATTTTACTATAAAAATGGATTATGGTATTGCGAATTTGGTTCATTCCATTGCCTAGGAAGTGGATCAACACCAAAGGAAGCATTTGAACTATTCCAAAGTATGGTATGTAGATTATACGTTCCTACACAAAGTTAAATATTATTTTTATAATGGTTTACATTTTATGGATTCTATGATATTATAGATCTATATTAATTGGAGGTGAAATGTATTGTTTTGATTTAGAAAGTTTAGGAGTTGAATCAAACTCCGTTGTATTATCTGTTGCAATAGTTTATTTTGATCCAGATGAAGATCTTAATTATGATAAACTATTGAACAGAACTTTGTTCCTAAAACTTGATGCTAAAGATCAAGTCAAACGCCTTAATAGAGTCATTGATAAAGGTACTCTAGAATGGTGGTCTAAGCAACACAAATATCTACAAGATATTAGTCTGCACCCAAAGCCCGATGATCTAAAAGCTGAAGAGGCTATTCAAAAAGTAAAAGACTATATTAATATGTTCCCAAATCCAGAGAATCAAACGATTTGGGTTAGAGGCAATATGGATCAAAGTATTCTAGATAGTTTATGTAGAGTTATATCAGTAGATCCTATTATGCCGCATTATAATTTCAGAGATATTAGAACTGCCGTTGATATTATGTATGGTTCATCTAATGGATATTGTGAAGTTGCAGATTTTAATAAAGATCTAGTAATCAAACACCATCCAGTCCATGATATCTGCTATGATGTAATGATGTTGAATAAGGGAAAACATGTCTAAATTCTATACAAGTGTACTACAAGTATCTAATAACATCTTACTTCGAGGTTATGAAGATGGCAAACGAATCCATACCAAGGTTGACTTCAAACCTACCTTATTTGTCTCATCC